TTCAATATCTTCAGGGATTAAATCACAGTCAATTCTTTCAATCTTACAGGCAAATTGAATCGAACAAAGAATAATTAATACCATATTATCCATAGTATCAATATCCATGTCGTTTGCATCCTGCATTTTATCAAAAATTGCTGACAACTCACTGATTTTTTTTAATCCTTTTAGCTTCATGAATGCCTTTATTGCACCCATGCCGAATTCCATCGGATAACTTTTATCACGAATTATTATCTTTTCCATAGGTTCTGTATTTATTCGTTATTAAGTTGTGGTTGCTTTTGTTATTGCACCCGTCCCCTGAAAACTGATTGAATAGGTTTGATTATCCTCAACACCGCCTTCAGTTGATAATTCAGTAATGAAACAAGAGCCGTAAAAATAACTATCACCACTAACGGCTGTATCCCATACTAAAAATACAGTTGAACGTGCCTGAATGAGCGTATAAAGATCGTCTAATGTCAGGTTTGTTGCTGCAAAGTCTAACATAGCCGAGCCACTCGCTGTCCATGATTTTTTGCCCTCTAAAAAGCTGGCGTTACCTCCGCTGTCCTTATTAGTGGTTTCCCTTGTTTCCATTGTCATTCCAAAGCTGACATTGGTTAAATTCGCTATCTTAGTACCATTCAAGGTAAGATAAGCGTTTGTACTGTTCATAATTGCCATTTTATTTGCCTCCTTTTATTTATTCTTTTTTAATTGTTTTGCTACTTTTCTAATTTCATCAGGTGGTAACAAATAAGGTTTACCATTATCATTCATTCTGATTATTCCTTTTACTGCGTATTCCTGCATCAATTCAGGTGTTATTGAAAGCTCAGAGCCGGACTTAATAATCCTGCCATTTCTTTCAAAGTCTTTTATCGTTTGTACATTAACTAACCTCATGTAATTGCTTTTATTAAACGTCCTTTAAATAATATTTCTCTGATAAATACTTTGCTGCTTTCATCATAGCTATCATTATGGCTTTGATACTGGATAGACTGAATTAAAACACCTCCGTAACTTCCTGATGCTTTGCGGTCTAAGGCTCTTCTGACAGCATTGTAAATTGATTCAATATTGTTAGTTCCTTCACTACTGAAATAATCAGCATAAACAACAACGGTAAAAAAGTATGTATCGAGCCTTGAAAAACCATCTTTTGTATCGCTTGGTTCAACTGTATTAACGGCAGTAATTAAGTATGGCAATGCTGTTGCCTGCGGTGTGCGGATTGGATATATTTTCGTACCTACAAAGGCTGTAAGCTCTGAAAAGTTTGACAATATGTTGTATATGCCCTTTAAAATCATTTTAAACTCGTATTATTCCAGTATGTTTCAATCTCTTTTCCTATCAATGTTGTAAGTATGGTTTCACTTTGACCTTTTGATGCGTCAAAACCTTTTTTAACCATATTTGAGCCTTTGCGTCTTCCTCTGTTGATTTGTTTGCGTTTTGTTTCACGTTTTACAGTATCGTTTTCAACAATAGAGGCATACCAACCATCATTTGTGTTTTTTTCACCTGCTGCAAATCCTACAAATACAGCTGGTTTTTCTTTATCTTTTGCACTGAATATTTTAACAGACCTTCTGAGGTTTCCAGGTAAATATGTTGCTGCTACTTTGCCTGATCTTGTACGTCTTATTATTGTTTGCCCTGCTATTGGTGTTCGTGCTTTTATTGCATTAGCCACAGGCAATGAACCAAGCCTTAAAATGTTTAACATCTTTTCAGGTTTCAATGCCTCCTTTGGTAATTTTTTTAAAAGTTTTTCTAACCCATTTAACTCACTATATGCAATTGTTATCATTAGTATTTTGTTTCACAGGTTAATTGAAGATAATGTTTTCTGCCGTATTCGTTTATATGAGTAACATCGTATGTTTTACTTCCATACTTCACCCTTGTTATTTCATTAGGCCAAGTTTTGTATCTGATGGTAAATATTACAATATTTGTTGCTGTATTTTTCCCTGCTTCAAACTTTTCACCGCCTGATTTATAAAAAATGTCAGCCCATACACTCGCCATATCAGCATAGCCATCATTGACACCGCCTGCATCACCTCTGGTTACTGACTTCGTCTGAAGTACTATCTTTCTATCAAGTGTGTAGCTCTTTTCCATTTTTACATAAATCTGAAAATACGATAATTTTGTAATAAATATTCATAACCGAATGGCATTTCAGTTGGTTGTTGCCCTATCTGCACAGCATCCCGATTGTCGTATAAATGTTTTATTAGCATTCTCATTGCGTGCTTAATTGGATGCGGTATTGCTTCTTTTGTTGCGTACCCTGCTACAAAAATAACTTCAATTGCATCCGGTCTGTCATATACTGAATAGCTCCATGAATCAACTGGAATTATTAAAGCTGGTGCTTCATTTAAGTCTTTAAAATAGTCTGTGTTTTCTGTTAATGTTGTTAATACGTTTGTCGAGTTGTAATATTTTACTGAAGTTATGCTTTGAACTGGCGAAGGTAGTAATTCAATTGATTCTTCGTTTATTGAATTATCAATTAGAGGCCACTCATCTAAATTCATTGTATAGGTTGTTGTCATAAGACAGCGGTTAAGATAGCTTTCAGTTGCCTGCCTTGCTGCAATAATAAGAGCTTTAATTACATTGCTTTCGCTTTGTTCGTCATCAACCCTTAAAAACTCTCTTATTTCGGCCTCACTAAAAGGTTCTGACGTGTTGGCTGTTGTTATTCTTACTGTGCTTCTCATTGGTTTGCATTTTTAAGTAAGTTTGGGGAGGATAGATACCTCCCCTCACTACCTATGAAAAAACAGAAAAACAAATTATGTTGATTGCTGTTGAACATATTTCAACGGATTTGTTCCGGCATCAAGTACCTTTCCGTCAACTCTGGCAATACATACAAATCCAACTTCATCTGTATCAATGAATCTTTCATCAGTACGTTTGAATTGAATATCTTTTACAAGACGAATGATGTATTTTGAAAAATCACCGAGTACAATTGATTTCGCTGAACTTCCAAAAGCTGCAACTGCCTGATTGATGATATAAGGTTTACCAAGTATAGTACCCGGATTGCCATCGGCCATTGCTGGTTCCCATAATGGACGGCCTGTTGTGCTGTCTGTAATTTTCCTCATCATTTTGATTGTTGAATCGTTCATCATCCAGTAAAATTTACTTGAATCACGATATAAAGGATCAATAGTGTGGAAAATATCAACAACTTGAGCGTAAGTAAGTGCTGCTGATGTTACACTTGTAACACCTGAATTTGTTGCACCAATTACAACGCCTTCAGGTACTGTTGTTCCTGCTCCTGTTGTGAAAGCTGTATTTAATGCCCGTGCAACTCTTTCAGTTAAAACATCACGAAGGAACATTTCCCAGTCAAATGCTGAATCCTGTAATAGTTCAGAACTTACACGAATTAACCCTGATGTGTATTTATATGCACCAAATTGTTTTTGCTGTGTTGTTATTGCGGTTGCACTTGTTTCATGGTTGCCTGCTTCTGCAATAAAATAGCCTACATTTGATGTATCATTAACCATCGGCCAGTTGAGCGTTCCACCACCATCAGTTGCAACAACTCTGGCAGCCTGCCACATTCCACCATAAGCTAAAAGAGCTTTTTCAATTTCAGGAAATAAATCAGTTGGGATAGTATAACCGCCTGAACCAACGGTTGTACTTTGCTGTGCTGCCCTTTTTTCAGGCATTTTACCTGTTAAAAGATAGTTTCTGAACTCTTCTTTTGAAGTTAGTTCTTTTACTTCTTTTACTGGTTCTTTTGCTTCCCGTGCTTCAATTTCCTGTACTCTTTCGAGCCTGCGGATTTCAGCTTCGTTTGCATCATAATCTTTTGACATATTGTCAAACTTATCGTTATCCTCCTGACTTCTGCTAAGTCCTTTGGTAACGATTTCCGTCATTTGTGAACCGAGAGCTACATTTTTATCTCTGAGTTCTTGAATTTGTTTTGAAATCATTTTGACCTCCTTTAATAATTGTTTAAAAAAATCGCCCTATTCGGACTTAGTTGATTTTGGTATATTTTTAAAGCCTATTTTCAGACCTAAATTTAACTCCATTTCTTTTTGTCTTTGTTCTGCTTTCTGAGTTTCCTCAAGTTTCAGGATTTCCTCTTCTGTTGGCTTTTGTTCTGTTTCAATACTTCGCTTTGCCACTGTCGTATCAGGATATGCAGGCCAGGTAACAGGACTTACATCGTAAAGTTTCTCAACTTTTAGAATCGTTCTCACTGATGGCAAATTCTTATCATCTGAATAAGTCCATTTTTGTTCTTTAACAGTAAATCCGAAAGAACTTTGCGAAATGTCGCCACGTTTTACCATTTCAAGTAAATCATTTCCGGTTGTTGTGTTTGGTGCTTCAAATTCATATTTTAAACCTCTTTCATCAACTGATAATTTCAAAGTATTTGGCACTCTTGCAAGTACTAAATTGCTGTCATGGTTAAATAATGCTCTTGTGTCAGTATCCTCTAATACTTCACTAAACGCATCTTTGTCTATTTTTTCAGTCCAATCTTCAAACCATCCCATCGGCAAACTTTCAGCATCAAATACGGCTGCATATCCTTCTATTGTTCTGCTTTCAGTGCCATCGTCTTTTTTGCGTATCTCAATACTGCCCTGATATGTACGTTTTTCTTTATTGTCCATTTTGTTCAATTTTATTAAGTTTTTCAATTGTGGTTATGTTTAATGGCAAATAATATTTATCACCATCAACTATTTTATTTAATCCTTCTTTTTCTCTTATCTCATTCGGAGACATAGTGCCATTCATGAGCATCATTTGATAAAACTTTGCCCTTTGTTCTGAGTTTCCTCTTAAAAGAGCTTCCATATTCATTTCAAAATAATAACTTCCTTTATCGGCCTCCTTAATCAGCTTTCTGTTGCATTCCTGCTCCCACCGGATGACATAATTACGGATGCAATGTCTGACAAAATCAATTCCTTGCTCTTCGATATTATTATTAGTTGCCTTTTCGAGGTCTGCTAATAAGTGAGGCGGCACTCTGTAAATTCTGGCAATGTCTGTTATTTGAAATTTACGTGTTTCAATAAACTGAGCTTCCTCAGGTGGGATGCCGATTCTGTCGTATTTCATCCCCATATCAAGCAAAGCCGTTTGATTGCCCTTTTTGCCACCTCCTGCAAACCTATCCCTCCATCGTGTAATTATAGACTTATATTTTGTATCGTCTAACTTTTCGGGAGTACTTAGTAAGCCAGTAACATTTGCACCATTGCCATAAAATGAGGCTGCGAACTCATTAGCTGCAAGGCCTATTCCAATACTTTCAGCATGAAGTTTTATCGGACTTTTGCCGACAATACCATCAAAACCAAATAAAGGAATATGTAATATTTCAAATGCTGTATAAGTTTTTGTAGTTCCGTTTGTTGTTATGTCGTAAAAAATTTCATTCTTAGCTACTTTAACAGTAACATCTTTACTCATTACTGGTGTTATTGCTGTTACTTCGCCCTTTTTTCGTGTTATGATTGAATAAGCATTGCCATATAAACAAAGCTGACCCGTCATTGTCTCACGAAAGACCATCGAGGTCATGAAATCGTTAGGCTCTGAATGAATTATTTTTTGAAGTGGATTATTGCGTGCTATTTCGCTGCCGTTATTTGTGTACTGCTTTAAATTGAATGGTAAACTTCCGATTGTTTCGCTTATTATTCTAACACATGAATAAACGGCTGAAAACTTCAATGCTGTTTCTTCTGAAACATTAGAGCCTGATGTTGTTTTATTAGAAAACAACTCATTAAGCCAGTTATCCGCTTTTAATGTAGCCAAATTCTTAAAAATTTGGTGCAATGATACAACGTGAATTTATTAAATGTTGTTAATTTGATTAACAGGTTTTAAAACTTGTTAATTTAAGAAGTGATTTGCTTAATGTTTATTGACTTGTTATGCACAACCTTAAAAAAGGCTCGGTGCATTTATTATTGGTTCTAATCTCTTCTTGATTATCTCGCAATATTCAGATGAAATTTCTGACATTATACATTTCCGTTTGTTGAGTATTGCCATTCTACCAGTTGTTCCACTTCCTGCAAATGGGTCGTAAACAATATCACCTTCATTACTCCAACTAATTATGTGGTCGTTTGCTAATTGTTCGGGAAAAATCGCAGAATGTGCATTTGATTTATTTTTATCTGTTCCTATCGAATACTCCCAAACGTTGTATTTATATTTTTCTGATGCGGTTACAATTTCTTCATCCCTAAAATGTCTTTGTGAATTTCCGTCATAGACACGATTGCGTTTTATGTTGTACTTCTTTCCCGCAGTTTTACAGGGTTGCATAATTGGATTGAATGACTTGAGTTTTCCTTTGCCAAATACAAACATATACTCAAATTGCTGTTCGTATCTATTATGTGTCATCGGCACAGGATTAGACTTCAAGTAAATCATTGTGTCATGCAAATTAAATCCGCACTCCATAAAAAACAAAGCCTGCCTGAATGAAGTCCCTGTTTCACTACCTTTTACAGTGGCATCTCCAATAACCCAAACGATAACACCACCTTGTTTCATTACCCGATACAATTCTTTTACTACAATTTCAAAGTCAAAAGAATAACCGTTGTATGTTCGTAAATCGTCATATGGTGGAGAAGTTACCACTAAGTCAACAAAATTGTCAGGCATCCGTTTCATTGTTTCTAAATTGCTCTCATTGAAAAGTAAAAAAGGCTGTGCATAACACTCGCTATAAGTAATGGCGGGTGTAGTGGGTAATTCATTATTTGTGCTTTCTATTGTCATTTGTGCAATTTGATAAGTGAGTAGTTCCAAAATCCGCCACTACTCATAGCGGAAACGTTATAGCCAATTAAAAGAACCAGCTACCAACATCTTATGTATATTATGTGATTTTCGTATTTCTTTGAACGAATGTTTATTGATATTTTTACGGCTAATTTTAGCACCATCGCTTCGCAAAACAACAACATCATCAACATCAATATCCATATTGAAAAAGTCTAAACAATTTGTCGTAAAACTATTTCCAAGCAATTTACCTTGCATATAAGAAACTTCTGTTCCATCTGTAAAATCCCAATGTATTGTAATCATTTTATTATTTTTTATCTTTCTGCTTTTTTAAATACTGACTCTTTGCACTTCTGAATGTTTCATAGTTTGCAAATTTCCGTTTTCCGAAATATAACTCGTGCATCCGCTCAGTGTGTTCATAGCTTTCTTCCATGTTTTTCCAATAACCTAAATTTTCAATCGTGAAGCTTATAAATCGGCTCATTTCGCCAAGTTCCCGAAGATGTTCGTTATTTATATTCATATTTTTACTTTAAAATATTTCTTAATATCAATTTCAGTATCAATACAGTTCGGATAACTGTTTAATATTTCCCAAAGATTTATATTTGTATCGCTTTTTATGTCTAAAATCATTGGCTTTGTTGAATAAACACTTACAGGCGTTTTTCCTGTCTTTTGTTCAATAATAATTGCACTTGCAGTATCTAATCCCTGATTTTGTTCAATAGGGTAAATGCTATAGTTACATTGTTCAATAATATCCCTGCTTATCATCCTTCCTGCTCCAAATATCAATTTTTCGATGTCTAATGT